GTATCGTTCTGTCTTGATGCCATCGATGCGGGTTATGAGATCTGGTGTGATCCTCGCATTCGTGTCGGTCATGAAAAGACTCGGGTAATCTGATGACAAAAGCACCTCAGACATTGTATAATATCATTTGTCGGGGTTCTGTGCTGCTCAGTAATCTATCTGAGCAGCAATTTTTCGACGAAATGGAGAGTCTGGCACAGTCCTATTATGAGGCTGGTACTCCAGACCCCTCCGAAGTAACATTTGAAACTATTGAGGTCAATGGCAGTACGTAGTAAAATCGGCATTTCTGGTATCAAGTTCGAATCAGGCAAACCAAAATGTACCCGTCAGGGAAATTCTAAGAATACCAAGTATTCCGCAACGTCTCGTAACTCGGCACGTAAGAAGTATCGGGGACAAGGTAAAGGTTAATACATACATGTAGTAATGTAAAATCATCATGGCATGTTTGATTGCTAATCTCCCATCAGTCGAAGTTTGGGTTCGAAAGGAATATCTTACAGATCATCAGTCTGGTCATGGTGAATTTGTCAAAGGCGTCTGGGTGTCGTGCAAATCGATACCTGGACGCACTTTTTATTTTGAGACATACTTACCAGAGTATGCGGCAATGTACGATAAGTTGCCTATCAGTGCGTTTGTATCAGAACCAAAGACTCCAGATCCTGATATGGATCTTCCTAATCTACAGTTTTGGAACTGTATGGACTATGGAGTAGTTACTGTAAAGAAGCAATTCATCGGTTCTATGGACTATGAACTGTATACAAGGGACTTTGGCATTCAAAAAGGCACTTACATTTGTACTTTAGACAATTATCATCAGGATCCTGACGTAATTGACTATGCGACAAGTGAAAATCCTGCCGAACATAAGTCACATAACCTCATTGAACTTGAAAATGGGCAGTATGCACTGTATCCGAACAACAGAATGAGAATTTTTGACAATAGTTTGACACCTGTCGAACCAAAAATGCCCGATTTTAAAGTTTCGACTCAGTATTATCAAGTTGAGAACGGGTTTGAACGACTTGGAATGGGTCGTGAAGACGAATATTTCTGGAAAACTGCGAAAGAAAGAGAAAATGGATGAGAGAAAAGAGTCTCAGGACGTAAGAAACTACAAATTTGGTGGTTTTAAGGTCAGACCAGTCACTCTTTTAAGACTCATTAGTGAACTTGAGGGGTCTTATCAACTTCTTAAGTACATGGGTTTCAAAGAAGACATGGAAACCATGGAAGAAATGAAGTCAAGATACTACAAATTGTACTTCAAGAAGGTCAAAGAAGAAAAACTAAATAACAATCAGGGATAGCAACCCCTCTAAAAGTTCTAGTATGGACTTAGGGGGGTTTTTTAGTGGCAACTCAACAATATCCAGATAGAGATCCAGATTATATGGAGTCAATGTGGGACACAAGAGGACTAATCACCGACTATTGGACTAAACCGATGAAAAAACAAGACGAGCAGATGCTTAGAGAAGTGGTCGGAGACCATGTAAATGACATCAAACATCAAAATATACTTGCTGAAGAGATTCGCAATGATGACGATTATGATGATTGGGAGTATGGAACCGAGCCAACTTACTGTAATGGTAATAAATAGGTTCATAATCTGAAAATCATGCCTTTTCATGGCTTCAAAACGCACATCTAGGGCATTCAAAGACATTTCGTTGTCTTTTGTACCTCATCCGATCACTGGAGATCTTCCAGTGCTCACTAATGAGCGTACAATCGCACGTTCTGTGCGAAATTTAGTCGAAACTATCCCGACTGAACGGTTTTTTAACCCAGATTTGGGTTCAGATGTCAGAAGTACGTTATTTGGCTTCTGTGATTACGGTACTGCTGCGATTATTGCCGAACAAATTGAAGAAACCGTCACAAATTATGAGCCCAGAGCGGCAAATTTGAGTGTTGAGGTGTTTCCAAGACCAGATGATAACAGTTTTGAGGTGAACGTAATATTTGATATTGTAGGACAAGATCTACCACCACAAAATGTCGCATTCTTACTTGAGGTAACGAGATAAATGCCACTAACAAAGTACACAAATTTAGATTTTGATCAAATTAAGACTTCTATTAAGTCTTATTTGAGAGCAAACTCGAATTTTACCGATTTTGACTTTGAAGGATCAAACTTTTCAGTCCTAATTGACACTTTAGCATACAATACCTACATTACGGCGTTCAACACCAATATGGTGGTGAATGAATCGTTTATCGACTCTGCTACCTTAAGGGAAAATGTCGTTTCTCTTGCCAGAAACATTGGATATGTTCCAAGATCAAGGAAATCTGCACAAGCTCAGGTAAGTTTTAATATTGAATTCACAGGAACTAGCCCTACGGTAACTCTTAACAAAGGTCTGGTCACTGTAGGTGCTGTAGATAATACATCCGTCGTATTTTCTATTCCCGAAGACATTACAGCAGCTGCATTATTGACGGGAGCAGACATCAACGGAAATGGACCTAGAAGGGCATTCTTTGAAAATATCGACATCTACCAAGGAACACTACTTAGAAAGACCTTCCAGGTCAATGCATCGGTCGATCAGAGATTTATTCTCGATAACCCAGGAATTGACACGAGTTCGATCCGAGTAACTGTAAAAGGTCCTCAAGAGACTGTAGGTAGAGAATACAGTCAAGTAGAGAACATTATCGATGTAACATCTATTTCTGAAATCTATCTTATTCAAGAAATTTCAGATGAAAGATATGAATTACTCTTTGGTGATGGTATTTTTGGTAAAAAATTAGAAAATGAATCAATAATCGAAGTTTCTTACATTATTTCTGACGGATCTGCTGGAAATGGAGCAAATAATTTCTCATTTACTGGATCCGTAAAAAATAGCATTGACAATATCTTCTTACCAACCAATACCGTAACTGTAACGACTAATCAGTCCGCAGTAAATGGTTCCAATATTGAACCAATTGAATCAATCAAATACTATGCACCAAGATTGTACTCCTCTCAGTATAGAGCTGTCACTGCAAAGGATTATGAGGCAATAATTCAAAGAATTTATCCAGACACAGAATCCGTTTCTGTAGTTGGTGGTGAAGAGTTAGATCCTCCCGAATTTGGGACAGTTGTATTGAGTATCAAACCAAAAAATGGTACTTTCTTGTCTGATTTTACAAAAACTCAGATTTTAAGCAAATTAAAGACTTATTCTGTTGCTGGTGTAAATCAAAGGATTGAAGACCTGAAAATTCTGTATATCGAATTGAATTCGAGTGTATTTTATAATGCAAGTCAAGTTCCAGATGCAAATCAACTGAGAACTGACGTTATTTCCAGCCTGAATAGTTATGCAGACTCAATTGATTTGAATACTTTCGGTGGTAGATTCAAATATAGTAAATTAGTTAAAGTTATTGACGATACAAACAGTGCCATTACTTCTAATATCACAAAAGTGATTATTAGAAGAGATTTGAAAGCACTTTTAAACCAATTCACCCAATATGAAATTTGTTATGGAAACAAATTCCATGTAGTTGCCTCTGGATTCAATATTAAGAGTACAGGATTTACTGTACAAGGGTCTGGTGACCTTCTTTACTTTACAGATGTACCAAATGCTGATTTACAGTCTGGTGCAATTGCAATTGTAAAAGAATCTGATGATGGTCCCGTTGTTGTCGTTCCTGCTGCAGGATCGGTCGATTATGTGAAGGGTGAAATTTTAATTAACACTGTTAATATCACTTCTACTGTAAAACCAGATGGAATTATTGAAATTCAAGCAGTTCCAGAATCAAATGACGTAATCGGTCTCAAAGACTTGTATTTGCAATTGAATATCGATAATAGCACCATAAATATGGCAAGAGACACCATTACTTCTGGTGAACAAATTTCGGGAGTTGGATTCCCTGTTGCATCTAGTTACACCAACGGACAATTAAGTAGGAAATGATAAACACAAATTCTGTTTTTGACTTTAGAGTAAAGATTCAGGACGTTGTAGATAGCCAACTTCCAGAATTCATTAAAGAGGAAAATCCACTTGTTGTGGATTTCCTCAGTTCTTACTACACGTCTCAGGAATTTGCTGGAGGTCCCGTTGACCTTGCGGAAAATATTGATCAATATTTAAAATTAGATACTCTGACACCAGACGTTATTGCTGGTATGTCAACGGTAACTGCGGGTATTTCAACCACAGATACTGAAATTTTTGTCACAAATACAAAAGGATTTCCACCCGAATACGGATTAATCAAGTTGGGTGATGAAATTATTACATATACTGGACTAACCACAAATTCTTTCACTGGATGTGTGCGTGGTTTTTCTGGAGTTACTTCTTATCGTGCTCCAGATAATCCAGAAGAGTTAGTATTTACACAATCTGTTGCGGAAACTCATGCAGCAGATACTCCAGTACAGAATCTTAGTGCGCTCTTTTTAAAAGAATTTTATAAAAAACTCAAGAAATTATACACACCTGGATTAGAGGATGTTAGTTTTACCTCGAATTTAGATGTAAATAATTTTATTAAAGAATCAAAAAGTTTATATCAAAGCAAAGGAACGGAAGAATCAATCAAAATTCTTCTAAAAGTTTTATATGGAATTGACTCCAAGGTAATTGATCTAGAACAGTTTCTTGTAAAACCATCATATGCTGAATATGTCCGCAGAGAAGTTGTAGTTGCAAAACTTATTAGTGGTGATCCTACCAAAATTTCTGGAACAACTCTTTTCCAAGATGCTCAACCAGAAAATGAAATCGGAGCGGCTAGTGGACCAATCTCTGAGGTAGAAATTTTTACTAGAGGGACTACGGATGATATTGGAGTTCAAACATATTATAAAATTTCCCTTTTCATTGGATTTGATGATGAAAGTTTAATTGAGGGTAAATTCAAAATTCCTGGAAGCAGTTTTACCATTGGTAGTCACTCCGCATCTACACCTGTAATTACAGTAGATTCTACCATTGGTTTTCCAGAAAGTGGGTCATTTAACATTGGTGATGATACAATCACTTATACTGATAAAACAATTACCCAATTTATTGGTTGCAGTGGATTAACACAAGATATCACTCCAAGAACAGAAGTTACACAGGCTCTTGAAGTCTATGCTTTTGAAGACAATAACTTAGCAAAACCAGTAAGGTTTGTTCTTACAGGTGTTTTAAGTAGATTTGAACAGACCGAAGATATTTTTTCGAGTGTAGAAAATTCTAGAATTAACATTAGAAATCTTGGTCAGGTAATTTCTAATGAGCAGCAAGACGATAGTTATAGAAAAATCTTTTTTAATTCTTGGATTTACAACACTTCAGCAAGATATTTTGTAACAACCTTTAGTGGATCTACATTTAACTTATCTTCCCAAATTGATAGATCTAGTTTAAAACTCGGTGACTTTGTTGATATTGTAGAGAGATCTAGTCAAACTATTGCTGCGTCAAATCTTGAAGTTGTAAGTGTTAATTTAACTAATAATGCAGTAACTCTTGGTGCTGGAGATTATTCTTCGGTTGTTCCAACGGGAAGATATGACATTAGAAGAAGATTGAATAGAGCTTCTAGTCTTGGAGCTCCTTTATCTGCAGGAGATGATGTTTTAACATCCGATGTTCTCAACACATATATTGAGGATGAAGAGTTTGCGTATGTTGCTAGTAATTCTTTACCATCCTATGTGATTAGACCAGTAACAACGGAATCTCAAATTTCCGTAGCATCTACACTTACTGGTGCTATTCAAAATTATGATCCTACAAATCTCACATATGATACGATCTCTTTCCAAGATGCAGTTCCATTCTTCACTGGTGATGAAGTATTCTATGAACCATTAGATGGAGCAGATCCAATTGTTGGTTTAAACACTGGAAGTTATTTTGTTGAGGTACAAGCACCACCCAATAATAATAGAATTAAACTTTCTCTGTCAAGATCTTTCTTAGCATCTGGATCTTATATTGGATTTAAACCCTCTGATAGTGGTCCTCATTCCTTTATTCTTGCTGAGCAGAGACAATCGACTATTGAACCTCAAAAAATTCTTAAGAAGTTTCCTCTGACTCAAGATATTAAGACTGGTACTAGAGAAAAAACTCAACCAGGATCTGTTGGTGTTTTGATTAATGGTGTTGAAATTACTAACTATAAAGTTGATGATTCTGTATTCTATGGTCCTTTAAGTAGAGTAGAAGTTTTTAATGGTGGATCTAATTATGATGCATCAAATACACCCAGAATCATTGTTGATAATCCATCAGTTGCCTCTGGAACAACAGCATTAGTACAACCAGTTGTTGAAGGATCATTTGCAGATATTCTGGTCGATCCTGTCAATTTTGATATTGATAGAGTAGTTTCTATTGATATTGGTGGTGGTAATGGTGAAGGAGCAACTGCATCAGCAACATTGGCATCTGAGTTTAGAGAAGTATTCTTTAATGCCAATACTCTTGCTGAGGGTGGTGGTATTGATGTTTCCAGTAACACAATTACTTTCCAGACTCAACATAATTTCCAAACTGGTGATCCTATTGTTTATAACGCATTAGGAACTGCTGCTCTTGGTATTTCTACAAACACCGCAAATGATGCTGTACAAGGATTAACACTTCAAACAGGTAATATCTATTACTCTAAGTTTATCAATAGCAGCACTATTCAGATTCACAATACGAAACTGGATGCTCAGTTAGGTATTAATACAATTGGTATTACAACTGAGAACAATGCTGGACTGATGAAGTTCAGAACTACTAATAAGAAGCTAAAGATTGATAGAATTAATGTCCTTAACCCTGGACAGAGTTATTCTAATAGAAAACTCATTGTTCAGTCAACAGGTATTAATACTGCAAATAATACTATTGTTTTTAATAATCATAACTTTACTAATGGTGACTTTGTAGAGTATGAATATTTTGATACTCCTATCTCTGGACTCTCTACAACGATTCAATACAAAGTTCTAAAAATTTCTGACAGAGAATTCAGACTTGCAAACGCAGGAATTGCTGGAACTGATCTTACCGACTTTAATAGAGAGAAATTTGTCTCCCTCGAAACAGTTGGTGTTGGAAGTCATATTTTCAAATATCCAGAGATCACTGTTACTATCAAAGCAGTAACAACTCAATCTACGGAAGGAACATTTACAGCAACTCCAATTGTTCGTGGTCCAATTGTTGATGCATATCTCTATGAACCAGGAACTGATTATGGTTCTGAAATTTTAAACTTCCAAAAAACACCTCAGATCAGAGTTAATAGTGGAACTGGTGCAGAAGTAAGACCAGTCATTCTTAACGGACAGATTGATAGTGTATTCGTTCTCAATGGTGGTTCTGGATATACATCACCACCAGACTTGGAAGTCTTTTCCAATCCTGTTGGAACTGGAACCACTGGTACTGGTGCTAGACTTAGAGCACTTACCAACAATGCGGGTGTAGTTACCTCTGTAGTCGTCCTCTCACGGGGTTTAAACTACGATTCGAACACAACCACCATTAAGGCTAATTCGGTGGGTTCTGGGGCAATTCTGAACGGTTTCGTGAGACGTTTGGGTGTCAATAAGTTTGCCAAGATTAATGATCCTGGTGGTGAGGTTGTAGTTCCTACTTCAGAACAGGGTCTTGAGTATGCTGCCATTGGATATGGTGCAACTCTAAGAAATGCATTTGGTGATAATGGTTCTTTCCACTCACCTATCATTGGTTGGGCATATGATGGAAATCCAATCTATGGTGCCTATGGATATAATGACCCAGAGAGCATTCAGAGTGGTACGAAGAGAGTCGGATCTGGATATACCTCCAATATTTCATATATCACAAATAGACCCAATTCCACAACTTTCCCATTAGGGTTCTTTGTTGATGATTATAGGTTTATTGACTCTGGTGATCTTGACGAATCTAACGGAAGATTTACAATTACTAATGAATTTCCAGAGGGAATTTATGCATACTATGCTACAATTGATGCAAACGGAGATCCTCAATTCCCATTCTTTATCGGAGATTCTTACAGATCCCAAAGCATTAGTGTAAATGTAAATCCTGCCGTTGCTATTGACCAGAGATTTGATTTTAATAATTCCAATCTGATCAGAAATACTTTCCCATATAAGATCGCAGAGGCAAATGCTTCGTATGACTTTGTTATCGAACCTTATAAAGTATTCCCGCAAGATTCCATTGTCGATGGTGTTGAGACTGGATCTGTTCAGTCAATTAGTGTTGCCTCTACTGGAAACGCAAGATATTCAATTGGTGATGCATTAAACTTTGGTGATACTGAATTCGGAACAGGTCTTGCTGCAGAAGTTTCTAGAATTGGTGGCAGATCTATTGTTTCTGTTTCTTCTACGGAGACAATCTATGAGAATGCTATTGTTTCCTGGAAAGATAATCAAACATTAGAATTTAATATTAGTCCTAGTTTCATCTTTAATGATGAAGATATTGTTAGGATTACTGGAATTTCTACTTTTGTGGAAAATCTTGATGGATCTCACATTATTAATTCTGAACTGCCAACAGGAAAACTCGTAGTTGGAATGGGAACAACGGGTGTTAGTGGAATGACCACTGATATTCAAGTAACTGTAATGCCAGTTTCTATTGGTAGCTCTCTCAGAGTATCAAATGAGATTTTTGGTGTATTAAATCAATTTAATGCTGATGGTGTAATTAGAGTTCAAAGATTCCCATCAGAAACTGCTGGTGGTGGGGTTGCACATACCGCAACAGAAAGTGTATCATATTCTCCACAAAGATTTACGATTTCTGTTGAAACACCATATTTTGAGTCTAGAGAACAAGACAAAATTTTCTTCAATCCATTTGAACAAGTTGGTATTGGAATTACTGTTGGATTCTCCACTGTAAGATCTTATCAATTTAATGGCATTACAACAGAAAGAAGTATTCTCACTCAAAATATTTTCCTTCAGGATCATCCATTTGTAACTAACCAACTTATTTCATACTCTGTTGGTCTTGGAACTACTTCTATTGGTGTTTCGACTAGCCCTACAGGAAATATCTTTACCTTACCAAGTTCCGTTTATGCTATCAAGACATCTAAAGATACCATTGGTATTGCGACTGTTCTGAATGGTGATAAAGTATTTTTCCGTGATGTTCAGTACATGGATTTGTATGATTACAAATTCGAAAGTAATTATGATCAAGTAACTGCTGACGTTAAGAAAATTACAGCAACAGTTTCAACTGGTGAAACGCATGGTCTTTCAAATAATGATGTAATCCAACTCTCCGTAAATCCTGGTTTTAGCACTGGTGTTGGTGCTGGATCTTCTGTTTCCCTCAAAGTAGTTGAGCAAAAGATGCTTGTAAATCCAGTAGCAATTAGCTCTGCTGGAGTTAATACATCTACTAATATTATTAATAAAACAGATCACCAATATTTTACTGGTGACAAAGTATATTATGAATCTAATAGTGAAGTTATTGGTGGTCTTTCTACTGGTTCATATTATGTCTTTGTAATTGATAAGGATAATTTTAGATTTACCGAAACTAAAAAAGATGCTGTTTCATCTCCCCCAATTTTTGTTAATCTAACTTCCGTTGGTGGAACAGATCAAACACTTTCTTTGGTAAATCCACCACTTAATGTTTTTAGAAATAACGATTTAGTTTTTAACTTAGAAGATCCAACTCTCTCTGGATACAACTTAAAAATCTACTATGATGATGAATTTGATAATCCACTGGTATCTACAGGTCAAACAACTAATTTCCTAGTTTCTTCTTCTGGAACTAATGGAACTGTCGGAGCTGCTCTGACCTTGAGTTTCTCTTCTGGATTGCCAGACATTCTTTATTATAATCTTGACAATGGTGGATTCATTAGCACTTCTGATACAGATGTAACAGGATATAATGAAATTAGATATGAAAACAGCAAGTATAATGGAACTTTCAATGTCACAGGAATCACAAGTACAACTTTTGACATCAATCTTTCTGAAGAGGTAGAAAAATTATCTTATACTGATGATGAATGCGATTCCATCACTTATACAACCACATCTACAACTGCAACTGGTGCTATTGATAGTGTAAAAATTATTTTTGAGGGAATTGGATACAAAACAGTTCCTAACATTTCTAGTATCACTTCCGATTATGGATCTGATGCTTTACTGAGATTAAATTCCGATAATATCGGAAAACTTGAAACAGTAAGACTGCTGACCCCTGGTTTCTCATATCCATCCGATAAAACACTTACACCAACTGCTAGTGTTCCAGACGAATTAACTGTTTCTGATTTTGAAACACTTTCTTCTATCACTGTGATTAGTAGTGGTAAAAATTATTTGACAGCACCTGGAGTTGTTCTGTATGACCCATCATCTGATTCTGAGGTATCTGATTTCCAAGGTTCTACGGAACTTTCTGGAAATGCAGTCAGTGCAACTACACTAGTAGGTGGTGTGGAAACTGCTGGTATTAGAATCGATAGAAATCCAGTAGGATTAAAAAATGATGTTGTGTATCGTGCTGTAGCAGTTAATAATGATAATGGAATTTCTATTGTCAGTGTTGCATCTAGCACGGACAATCAAGTTACTTTAAGTCTCTCCACACCTATTCTTGGATTTACCACAGCACCATTTAAAGTTGGTGATGAATTTTTTGTTGAAGGTATTGGGTTGGCATCAACAATTGGTGAAGGTCATAATTCTTCTGATCATGGATATCAATTCTTTACTGTTACTGGATATGATTCTAGTGTTAACCCCAATAAACTCACCTATGATTTGAGTAGTCTAGTTCCTGCAGGAACCAACACAGGAATTGCTGTAACAACCCCTGGACTTTTTGCTAATGTTGTTAAGAAAGAAGATGTTCCAGAATTTGTTGTTAATAAGCAAACCTCACTATTTGTTGAGGGTGAGTTCTTATATCTAAATGATGTTATTTTGGTTGGGACAACTGATCTTGTTGTCAGTAGTTTCAATGCTTTAACAGGGAAGTTAAATGTAACTGGAACAACACCAATTAAAAATGGTGATACTTTAACGGGATCTGTAAGTGGTGCAAAATGCACGATCACAGATATTTCTTCTAAAGTTGGTAGTTTTAAAATTGATTCCACCTCTGTTTTCAATACGGGTTGGAACGATGATATTGGAAAACTCAGTGAAGATTTCCAAGTCACAGGCAATAATGACTACTATCAAAGAATGTCTTACTCTATTCAGAGTGAAAAACCATTTGATGATATTATTAGTTTTGTAAATGATAACGTACACCCATCTGGGTATAAAAATTTCGCAGATACTCAAATTAGTCCAAAAGGAAATGTTGGGCTTTCTTTCACAACCGCACAGGAAGAACCATTTTTAGTTCTGGATGTTTTTGATGGTGCTAAGAGAGTTGATACAATTAATGACTTTGACTTTGTACTTGATGTTGATGCGACTGAAAATACTTCTAAATCAATTGAGTTCATCAATGTAGAAGTTGTAGATTTTATTCTTAATAAGTCAAACCGAGTTATTGGAATTGATGACATCAGCAGTCAGTTCTTGAATGAGGACTCTGATGAACTTCTCAGTTTCAAAGATGCAGCACTGTTTACTGATGGTAGAAAGACTAACAAGTTTTTAGCTCAACTTGTAGATGTTACTAATGACTCTGAAATGAGTCTTAAGGAAATTGTAATGATTGGCAACAATCAAGATACTTTCCTTCTTGAAAAAGTTGGTCTTGGTGAAACAATTGGTGAACTTGATGGATTCTTTAATGAAGATACCAATCAGTATTCTCTGAGATTCTCACCTAATGAACCTTTTAATACTGATTATGAGATTAAACTCCTCCAGACTTTCTTCGATGATGATTCTGCTGGAATTGGATCTCAGAGTATTGGATTTATTGATTTAATTTCCAAAACTTTAGACATTAATGCTGGAGTCGGAACGACTGTTCTTGGATTCAGTACTTCAACAACAGATACTTTCTACACTAGTGTAGAAATTTTTGATGAGTTAGAAAATTCTGTAGAATATTTCGAATTAGTTCTTTCTCACAATGGCACTGACTCGTATTTGACCGAGATAGCAGCTTTCAATACTAGAGTTGGTTTAAATGGTCTTTCTGGACCATTTATTGGATCTTTCACATCTTCTATCGATTCTGGTGTTGTAAGCCTCGTTTATAATAACAATGGATCCAATGATGTGAGATTGAGAACTCAAACCATTGGTATTGGAACTACAGCTGCTGGTATTGGAACTTACAGATATGCACTCACTGGAACAGATACTGGAACAGAGAGGACTGGGAGAATTGAGTCTAAATTCACTGAAGTAACTGGTGGCACTCCCACCGCTATTGTTGGTATTAACAGTATTACTGATGGATCATTTAAATCTACTGTTAGAGTAAGTATTGGTGAAACTCAAGCTTTACATCAGGTTTATGTATTGAATGATCAAAAAACAAGAGAAAACCTTTATGTTCTCAGTTATCCATATTTTACCGCAAATGATGTTAATGGTATTGGTACTTTCTCAGCAGAATACACTGCCTCTGGAGTAGATCTAAAGTTCCACCCTGATTATAGT